TACCACTGCAAAGTTACCAGCGCCACGTCTTGTACGCTGTGCGATCTTGTTAGCCGCTCTGTTAATCATTACAGCAAGTGCCGCATGTTCGTCACCGACGAATGTAGCAGTTCCTGATACAGCAGTTTGATCGTACTGTACATCTGATTCAGCCGCGCCAGCCAAGTTACGTAAAGAAGCAAGAACTTCTTGGTCGATTTCAGCAGTAATTTCTTGTGCTAAAGCCGCCATAATTTCCGCTTCAACGTCGATACCCTGTTGTGCTTGTGCATCTTGTGCAGATTCAAAAGTCCAACGAGCACTTAACTTACGTGTTTTCGCTTCAACTGTTTGTTTTAAGATCTGAATTGACAATCTCTTACCTGCTTCACCTTCAAGTGCCGCTGTAGCAGATGCCTTATCAGTAGATCCACCACCTGAATAGCCTAAGCCAATCTTGAACGGTGATAGAGCCTCTTCGCCTGCAGTCACATCATCTAATGTGTCTGAGTAACGAACTCTTAATGTGTGGATTTGACCCACTGGTCCTGTCATAGGTTGAACACCAACGATTTCGTTAGCGATCACTGTAGGCATGACCCTTCTTATTACTGGTAGGATAACTCTATTTAAAGTTGCAACATTACCTGCAGAAGTTGCTCCTGCTGTAGCCGACTCAGCCAAGTACTTCTTGGTGTTGTCAAGCGTAGCAGACATAACAGACTTCTTATTGCCTTGTAGGCCTTCAAGTAATGCGCTCTTAGTTTCCTGCCATCTACTTTCTAATAGTTCTGACATTGATTTCTCCTTATTTTAATCCTGCAAGTCTTCTAATATCTACGACATTATCTGTTGCAGAATTACTTGCGCCATTTCTAACGTTAGATTCTTCTTTGTTGCCTGTTACTTCTTTTGCCTCGGTAAGTGTCGCCTTCTTCTTTGCCGGAGTGTTACCATCTATAACGGATGGCAAATACTTGTCAAACTGTTTTTGGATATTAGCAGTTTGTACAGACTCCAGTAAGTCTGTCATAATCTCTTTTTGTTCATTGCTCAACGGAGCAGTTAACCCGGAAATTACATCTTTTCTTTTTGCAGTTTCTTGTGCTTTTTTAAACTCAAGATCCTTAGATTCAACTAATTTAGTTGCCTTCTTAACAGTTGCTTTTGCTTCTGCTAATTGCTTGTCTTTCACTTCAACAACTTTTAAAAGTTTAGCAGTTTCTGATTTCTCATTCAAGTAAGAGTTAGTATACTCTTCTTGGAATGTTTCAAACAGTTTTCTACCAAAATCATTTTTACGTGCAACGTCGATGTCTTCTTTAAGTTGCCCAATCTCTTTTGTAAGAGTTTTTGCAACAGTATTTTCAACAACCTTCGCTCCATTTTTAACGAATTTTTCTTTTACTGTGTTGAGATGCTTCTTAGCCTCTCTAATTAGTCGAACTTTAGTTTCTGCAAGATCTTTCTTATCTTCATGGAATTCAGCAATTTCTTTTGCCAAAGCCTCTACTACAAATTCCTCAAGTTTGCCAAATTTAGTTGACATTACTTTTTGGTCTTCATGTAGTTCGGAAACTTCCTTGCCTAATTGTGCAACAACAAAGTTTTTAAGTAGGTCTGCGTTTTCACGCATTGCCACATGATACTTTGCTCTCGCTTCAGCAAGTTTTGTGCGGTCATCAGCAAATTCCGTAATCTCTTCACCAAGTCTATCCTCAACCATTTTTTCCACTGCTTCAGCCATTACTGACTTATCGTGGTCATATTTTTGAGCAAATTCTTCGCGAAGTTCTGCGGTTACTTCCTGACGGTTTTCAGTGATCTTATCCGCCCATGCTTCTTCTATCGATGCTTTGATGTCTTCAGAAATTACGTTATTCTCAAAAAGTGATTTCAGTGCTTCCAACATCATGTTCTCCTTATTTTAAACCTTGGATAATGTTTACCAAAGATTCTTTCAAATACTTCTGTGCCTTTGTGTCGCCTTTGACTTCGCGAGCCATATTAAATGCCTTATACCCATCTTTGGTATTCATCAAATGCTCGTAAATTGGCGTTGGATATGCGCCTGGAGCAGATGGTTGAGCAACTATATCAACAGTGATAATTTCAAAGTCGCTTACGTTACTATCTTCGTTTACGTTACCTGAACCACGCGATGAAACACCAAGTTTAACTCCGCTTTCCAGCATTGTTTTAACAAGTTGTCCCATCGGCGTAGGTAATACTTTTAACTTTCCATAACCGTTTGGTCCATCCATCCACATTTCTTTAATCATGTGCGAACAACGGTCAAGGTTAATGTTAAGGCCTTCTGGATGATCAACTTCACCAAGAACTGAATATCCTCCTTGAATCTGATCGTTAAGAGTGTTGACAGCCCTACTAATTTCACTTACGGGGTATATACGCTGGTTCGCATTGCGAACGCCACCCTGAATGCAAATACCTTTTAAATGAAGGTCTTTGCCGTCTTCAGTAGATTCCAGAACGATCTGCGCCTGGTCGAATGTCAAGTTCTCACGTAATAGGTTCATCATCTTAGACTATCCTCAACAATTACTTAGAACCAATGATTGACTTACCATCAGTTCCTGTTTCGCCTGCGCCTTTTTTCTCTGCGCCATGGCCTTTAGCGTTTGACATTGACTTAGATGCTTTACCACCTGGAACGTTAACATTGCCGCCATCTTCAGTTTTAGGAGCACTTACAGTACCACCTTTTTCTTCTGATGAACCTTTTGCAATATTAGCAGTTGTTCCGCCCATGTTATTTGCACCAGCAACTGGAGATTTTGCTTTATTGTCTTCGCCTTTTGGCTCAGCAATTTTTTCAACATACTCTCTCATTTGCTCAGTGTTAGATTTAGTACCTTCAAATGCTGGTACTTCGTCTGCTACGCTAAGATCGGATTCAGGAGCAAATGCTTCCTCTTCCTTTTCTTCGTCGTCACCCATGTCGTCCATTGGTGCTTCCTCAGAATCTTCATCGTCACCTTCTTCCTTATCGCCCATCATTTTTTCAAATTCTGCTTTAAGGTCGTCAAGTGCATCTTCTAAATCAACAACACGGTCTTCCATATCTTCGTCATCACCGTTGTCGTCGCCTTCTGCATCGTCGCCACCTTCGATGTCAGCCATCATATCGTCTGCTGGATCACCGCCCATGTCGTCTTCTGCTTCTGGTGTAATTTCTGCAAAGTTTTCGTCAACGTTTTCATCTTTTGATGCTTCGTCAACTTCTTCGTCTTTTGCTTCGTCAACGTTTTCGTCTTTAGACTCATCTGTTTCTTCGTCTTTTGCTTCGTCGACTTCTTCGTCTTTTGAAGATTCATCAACTTCTTCGTCAGTTGCTTCGTTAGTGTCTTCGTCTTTAGACTCGTCTGCTAACTCATCTTCTAATAAATTTTCATAAATTGATCTTGATTTTTCTACGACGATATCATGGAACAGTTCTTCTGCACCTTTCTTATCTTCGTTAACTAATTTTTCAAGCATCTGCTCGAATTTGTTACGGTCTGCCATTGTAGTACCTCCTATAAGTTTACGTTTGGTAAGGCTGTCAATAATATTTACACTTTATTCGGAATATATGTGGAATATAGGCTCAAAACGCAGGATTTTGAAACCTTAATGAAATTAACCAAAGATCTTCTGGAAATCTTCAATGGTTATGTGAGATAAGTTTGTGAAGTTTTTTAGACTTCCGGGTAAGAACTTGTCTCCTTCTGCTACTACTCTTATATATCTCTTTCTGTGATTTCTTTGGCATATTATGCCTACTTGACGTTCCCAGTTACCAAAATATGTTGCAGGGTCGTGTTCTCGCTTGTAATTAAATGTACCAGCGTATAAGTTGTTTACCTTATCATCGCCTTTTCCGGTGCCTGTAGTGCCTTTAAAGTCAAATCCTAACAAATATATAGGATCGTGTCCGTGGTCTGAAGCAAGATCTAATGCTGTAGGACCACTACTCCAGCCTTTACTGGGGTTTAAAATGTTGAGTCCTTGTATGTCGTTTAACTGTTTATTGTGATT